TGGTATCTTGACCAAGTAACTGGTGTGCCATTGCCAGAAAGGGCAAACACTATCCGGTACTATGCTATAGTACAAGGAAATATTGTAACCGCAGACTCAAGAGAGGAATTGGTTGAGAAGTACCCACGAGCAACTCCTAAATCGTATAGATTTATTCCTGCTACTTGTCACGATAACCCAATTCTGTTGAAGCACGATCCTGAATACCTTAGTTCACTTGAAAATCTTCGCACTAACGAACGTAACCGTTTGTTACTTGGTAGCTGGTACGCTGTAGATGAAGATGATGGGCACTTCAAACGAGATTGGGTTGAGATGGTTCCAGATATTCCTCCTGGTGTTAGCATCCTGAATTGTGTGCGAGCATGGGATTTTGCGTGTTCCTTAAAGACAGAAACTAATCGTGATCCCGACTATTCTGCTTCGGTGAAGATGGCAAAGTGCTCTGATGGTTACTATTATATTCTTGATGTACAGCGATTTAGAGCACGCCAGCATGATGTTGAAGAGAAAGTTATCCAGACGGCTAAGGATGACGGTGTGTATGATGTGACGGTGGTGATTCCAAGAGATGCCGGAGCAGCAGGTAAGAATTACGCTAGAGTGTTTCGCCAGCGGCTAACTGAAAACGGTATCCCTGCAAGAGAAAGCGCGGTAGTTCCTACTAAGTCAAAATTGGCTCGTTTCCACCCATTCAGTGTTATTGCAGCACCCCCTCCTGGTGAGGATAAAGGGATGGTGAGGGTGCTGATTGACAAGTGGAATGAGGATTTCTTCAACGAGCTTGAAGGGTTTACAGGCAATCTGAAAGACGCAAGACGGCAACACGACGATAAACAAACCTGTCGTCGCTAAACCTATCTAATTCGGTGAAACTCTGACGAATAATTTCTTCAGACAATACCGAGCGAAACGTAGAAATTACGGACGTGTAACGATCAGTCGAAAGACGTAGGGTAGAAGTCTACTCGAAACGGTAGGGCTGATTAAAAACAGCAAGATATGATCTGATCTGCATGGTGACATGCAGCAATCCTCATGGTAAGGATTGGGGGAGGATTAACGCTCTTCCCTTAACATTTTGATGGTAGATGCATGTGCAGACGCTTTCAACAACCTGCACAGAACTCAACGAGCGGGCCTGATGGTCATCCCTGATCTCAAACAAACCAGAAATATCAGACGGATGTGAAATATTTTCATAAATTGTTGCAAAACTATTGACAATTTTCATAACTCGTGATATAATCTGTACTTAATTTTAGGAGAGTCGATGGCTGAAGAACAGATTGATTCAAAAGCTCTTCGGCCAATGGCTGTTGAGCAAGGTGTACCTGGACTTAGACAATTCAGTGGTCTAATTCTGGAAGAAGCAGACAGAGATTTACGTGGTCAAAATTTCATCCATATTGTTGAGCTGATGAAAAAAGACCCTGTGGTAAGCTCTCCGATGAGTCTGTATAGAATGATGCTTGGTAGACCTAAATGGCAAGTTGTTTCAACGACAGATGCTACTGAGTATCAGAAAGATAAAGCAAAGATCATCAACTCGATGCTATCGGATATGACACATAGTTGGTTCTCTTTATCCGAGAAGTCAGTAGTATGATCGAATACGGGTTTAGTGTTCACGAAATCGTTTTGCGACGACGACTTAAGCGTAAAGGCTCAAAATACAATGATGGGTATGTTGGTATTCACTCACTACCTATCCGGGCACAAAACACAGTGATTAATGGTTGGAAATATAGCGATGACGGGAGAGAACTTGTTGCAGTTGAGCAAATGATCCCGTCTCCTTTGTATGATCGCCTAGTCATTTCAGGTATCGAAATTCCTCGCAAGAAATTCCTCCTGTTCAATACCGACACCCATAAGGGAAACCCTGTGGGTAATAGCCCTTTCAAGGCTTGCTACATCCCTTGGTGTTACCGCGTAGATATTGAAGAGCGCGAAAGTGTCGGCATTGGTCGTGATTTGCAGGGTATCTTTCTCGCTGAAATCCCCCCAAACTATCTTGATCCAGATGCTACAGAGGCTGAGAAAGCCACTGGGGAGATGTTCAAGGCAATTGCCGCTGGTGTACAGAATAACGAGAAAGCTGGTCTAGTCCTTCCAAAACAGACTGACTACGATTCCAAGCAAGATATGTTTCGTTATAGCTTACTTCAAACATCTGGTAGTAGAGCATATAACACTTCTGACATCATTGCAAGATATGATAGAAAGATTCTTACAGCATTGTTCGCTGACTTGCTTTCGATGGGACAGAACAGTGTTGGTAGCTTCTCTTTGGCAGATGCTAAATCGTCAATCCTTGCGATGGCCATTGAGTTTCGTTTGAAGGAAATAAAGGATGTGTTGGATACGCACCTCATCCCCTGCTATACGAGATGAATGGATGGAACAGCGAAGACGGCTATCCTGAGTTTCAGTTCACTGATCTTGATGAACGTGACATCGAGAAATTCTCTTCTGCTATTCAGCGTTTGGCTGCTACAGGGATGATTGAACGTGATCGTGAGATTATGAACCTGGTTAGAGAGACTATTGGTGCTACACCGTATCCTGATGATATGCCTGTAAACGAAGACATTCTGACTGGTGGTGCAGGCACTCAGAGTAAGACAGGGAAGTCATTTGGTAATCCCACTGGCGGGCTAAACGGGACAGCAAACTCAGTAAGCTCAGAAGATAACAGTGTAAGCAATCTTTACAACGGTTAGGAGTGAAATGTACAACAGGATTAAAGCGAAATACTTTTCCGCTCCTCTTCTGATGGAGCAATCTGAGGTAGATAAATATCTGTCTATCCTGTCAAGCAAAGAAGGTAAAGTGTATGCAAAATACAATGCTCAAGTTCAAGAAGCTACTGACAGCAACCTTCCTTACGGTGCTTCTTATCACGAAGAAACCAGGGTTGGTGTAATCAATATCTCTGGACCTCTCACATACAAATCCACAGGAATGGAAATGTTGTGTGGAGATGGTGGCATGTCTAACTATCAGTCTATTGAAACAGCTTTCCAGCAGATTGCTGAAATGGGTGCAAAGATTATTGCCACTCTGACAGATACTCCTGGTGGTGAGGCATATGCCTGTTTCGAGACTGGTAAAAATCTGAGAGCAATTGCTGACGCTTATGGGGTCAAGTGGGTTGCATACAATGACGGAACTGTGGCTAGTGCAGGTTATGCTCTTTTGTGCCCAGCAGATGAAATCATTGTCAACCCAGCCAGTGAGACAGGCTCTATTGGTGTTGTTGCTACATTGCTCAACAAGAACGGTGAGCTGTCTAAGAAGGGGCATGAGAGAACCTTTGTGTACGCCGGGGAGAATAAAATTCCCTACGACGCAGAAGGTAATTTCAGAAAAGAATATATTGATGATGTGCAGATGAAGGTAAATCTGTTGTACATGCAATTCGTGAATCATGTATCGCAATTTCGCCCAATGTCTGAGAATGAAGTACGTGGGACGAAGGCTTCGATGTTTATTGCAGAAGAAGCTCTTCTAAATCACTTGGCTGATAAAATGATGACTCGAATTGAGTTTGCAGATTACCTCAGCAAAATGTCGGAAGAGCTTATCGCTCTTGAAAGAAACCCTCAAGAAAGGAAACCAATGAATTTCTTTGAATCGTTCCTCGGTAAGCGTAAAGAAGCCTCTGCCGATGTTGCCAGCATTGAATCGCTACAAGCAGAGTATGCACAGTTTGCTGAACAAGCCGCTATCAAGGTGGATGCGTTGAATGACGAAATTACCAAAGTGCAGGCATCTGCTGACGCCTGGAAGCAGAAATATGAAGCTGCTGTTGCTGAACAAGCTAAAGCAAAGGCTGATAGTCGCCTGACCCAGCTCACCTCTCTGTTCGGTGACGAAAAAGGTAAGTCTCTACATGCTAGTTTGTCCAAGCTGCCTGACACTGACTACGCAGCTATCGTAGAGGCAACCAAGGCTCTGCAAGATAACGTTGACAGCAAGCTAGAAGCTGTTGTCGGCACTGACGCTGAGAATAAAGAAACCAAGAACCTGGGGGAAATCAGCGGTACTGCAAAAATCCTCCGTGAACGCTTTGCAAAGCAATAAGGAGGAAGTATGCCAGTTATTTCTCAAACTTACCCTACTGATGGTAATTTGGTAATTTACGAAGAAGGTAGCGAAGTTGGTTGGACTCGTGAAGGTGTTGTGGTGAACGAAACTGTTGATACTGTTTATGGTCACGGCACCGTGCTTGGTAAAGTGACTGCTACTGGTAAATGGAAAGTGTGTTCCCAGCAGCCGTAGACGGTAGCCAAAACGCTGCTGGTATTGTGCGTTGGCAAGCAAATGCTAATGGTGGCGACTTTACCGTGAAGGCGGTAACCGACACACGAGTTGTAATTTCTGTTCGTGGTGAAATGATTGTATCCAAGGG